AGGCGACTTGTTCAAAGTCATCATACTTGTCCCGCGCTGCTTCTTCACGCTCTTGATAGCTTTCGAGAACGGCTGATTGCTGCTTGGCTGCTTCACGTTTGGCCAATAGTTCTTCAGCTTTCTGATAGGCCATTGCTTCCGCATAGGCTTCAGGGCTTTCAAACTGGTCAACGGACGCAGTTGGTGCAGCTTTCACGATTTGCGATTCCGCAGACCGATTTGCTTGTTCTCTTTCCCACTTACGTTGCTCTCTTGCGAGGCGTTTGCCGATCATCGCATCAATTTCAGCCTGGGAGTACTTCTTTTCCTCTGTGGCTTGATCAACTTGGTTTTCAGCGACTTCCGGCGTACTTTCAGCAACTTCAGGTGTGGCCGTCACATCCGTGGTTGGCGCGGAGTCTACTTCCGCTAGGGCTTGGACTTCTTCAGTCATTTTTTATGAATCCTAAGATTCCTCGGTCTACTGGGCCGATACAGTTGTTTAAATCTTACACCAGATTACTCTGGCTGTGCAACTACTTGAGCAGCTTGATAAGCGGCAATCACTTCAGGGGTGTGAATAGATGCGGCAATCGCTTGCACTTTGGCATCTTCAGCACTGTAGTCAGCACCAGGCACAACAACGTGGCGGTGGAACTTGCTACTGATTTCAACGCCATCTTCTTTAATAGCGGTCTTGGTGCGAACTTGGATTGAACCGTTTTCAACAACTTCAATCAGATCGACAGAGATAACTTTTTCGAGAGCCATAATATTTCCTTGTTTCCAGCCACGGCATCCACCGTAGCATTAAGTCTGGTGGGCCGCGCCAGTACGGTTATAGGTTGCCTTCAGATGTCCAAAAACCAGGCTCACCAGCAGTTGTGCATCGCCATGCTTTAGGCTGACCAACTACAGCGCCTCGATTAATAACTCGATCTCCAATTGTGTATGCACCAGCAATAGGGGGTACTCCAGAATAAGTGTATTGTTCAACAATGCCTGTGCCAGTGTGTTGTATTTTTTCAGTAATAAAATTTAATTTATCAAAAATACATCCTGTGCCTTCGGCAAGAACTACATCATAGTCAACACTTTCAGTTGATCTAAATGAATTTCCACTTACATTTGTATATGTAGCATTTGCAAGAAAAAAAGCAATATTTCCACAAAATACTTTATTGTCTGCAATTGATCCGTAATTTACATAAGAAACTTGTAATCCGTCAAAAACGGAGTTAATAATATTTCCGTTAATTACTACATCGTCCATAACACCGCTGGTAGTTCTTGAAAACAACATTCCAATACTAGCTGCATTAGTTGCATGAACATGATTATTAGAAACATTGATTGATTGTTGAGAAGCATTGATGCAGTCAACATAGATTGCAGCGTTACTTCCCATCTGGTAAACCTTGTTACCAATAATGTTGGAATAACTGCACTTGGTCATGCGAATACCGCTGTTAAAAGAGCCTGTCAGTTCTTCAGATCGAATCACATTACCTTGAACATGAATTCCATGTTCTTGGCTAGAAGCCGCCCAAATGCCTGGGCCTCGCAAAGACTGAATTTGGTTATTTGAAACAATGATAGATGCAGTCTGTACTTCATCGGCAATGCTTGCCGTAATGCAAGCCATAGCCAAAGTGCCAAAATTGCTAGTGTTAAGGCAACAACGATAAACAGTGTTTCCTGTGCAAACTGCACCACCAGCCCCTTGTAAATAAATACCAGCACCAGACGCACCACCAACATAGTCACCAAGAATGTTGGACACAACATTATTAGAGATCACAGCAAGGCAGTCATATCCCGATGGGGCTGAAACATCAGTTGTGTAATACAAGATGCCGTAGCCTTTTTTGTTGTCCACCCGATTGTTTGTGATGATGTTACCAATCATGGTTGCACCAACTAAATAGTAATCATTAAATGCAATACCAACGCCAGCATTTGCACCAAGGCAGAAATTGCCTTCAACTACGTTGTACGAGCAAGCTCCATATGCGTAAATGTTTCCAGCATCTTCGTTTGCCGTCGCAGTTGTGTACCAATCACCAAAATAATTGTTGCGGATTTTGTTGTTAGATGAGTTGTAAAGCCGAATTCCGATGTTGTAGCAATTAAAAATGAAATTATTTTCAATTGTGCATTGTGCGGAATTGCTAAGATAAATTGCACCTTTACCGTTTAAACCGCCAAGAGTTCCCACAGAACCACGGCACGACAGTTTAAGATCACGAACGGTGACACCAGCCTTGTTGGTCAAGTCAATTCCAGTAGTATCGCCATCTTTAATGATGATGTGAGAATCTCTGCCAGCGCCAAAAATTAAGCTATTACCCTGTGGCAAAACAGCCGATCCAATGTAGTACTCACCTTCGGGAAAAAACACACTTTGACTTGCATTAAAAGCAGCTTGAATAGCCGCAGCGTCATCGTTTGGAAAGCCAAGACCAGTCGCTCCAAAGTCTAAAACATTGGCTACTGCACCTTTAATCATCGAATAGGATGCTTTAGTCAAAGACATAATTAAACCTTGTATGTGATTTCAAAGCCAGCATATGTGCTTGCACCTGTACTGGCCCACGAAACAGTGTTACCAATAAAATCAAGAAGTGTAATTGTTGTTGATGACGGAGATACGTTTAAAGACAATCCATTTGTGATTGTTGTTCTACCGCACCACACAGAACCAACAGCGTAAGCAGCAGCATTTGATGTGAAAGGCAAACCAGTCACACTGATTGCACCCGCAGCGCCTACGTTGCTTACATCCCTGAATGAACAATAAACAGTTACTTGATCACCAATTTTTGTGTAATAGGCCGTTGCTGTTATTGGTGTTGTTGGCGGTGTTGCCGATGTCAAAGTAGCGGTAAAAGTGCCTTCTTCATAATCATCAAACAATTCACTTGTGCCTGTGTTTGGTGTGGCAGAAAAGTCAATGCCGTTGCCTGATGTGCCGATAACCAAGTTGCCTGTGCTTAAAGTTTGATCACCAGTAAATGATTGGGCAGCGTCTGTTCTCGCAACAGTAAAGTTGGCATTAGGTACAGTTGCAACGCGAGTTGTACCAGTACCAGGGCCAGTAACTTGCAAAATACCAGTTGTTGCATTTGACCGAATGTTTTTAACCGTCAAATCATCGGTTGCCACTTTAACCGTAGCGCCACTTTGAACAATAGGCAATACTTCTGTGCCAGCAAGCGGTGTAGTTGCGCTAGTTAGTGCGGAGATTTTCTTATCTGCCATGATAGTTCCTTATCAGTTGTATAAAATCTCAATAAGAGATGTGAGAGGTGGCGCTTCAGAAAATGTTAGTGTTGTTCCTGAAACAGAAAATGTGTTTTTATTCTGATACACGCCGTTGATGTACACAGAAATGACGTTCTCATTCGCCACGCTAGTTGACAAAGTAAAAGCAACGGTTGTTCCATCGCCAGTAAAGTTATCTGGATTATTAATTGGAACGCCTACACCAGAAATATTGTCATAAGTCGCAATCAATACATCATTTGAGTCTTTAAGAACAAACTTATAGATTGCCGATGTAATCCATATTTCACCGCCATCAGGCACTCGGCCAGCCGCATCCAAAACAACTGGGTTTGTACGAGCAACATTCCCCAAGTTAGTTGTATAACTAGGCAAAGGAGTTGTTGTACCAGCTGCATAGGTATACAGCTTACCGCCAGTCAGAACAGCGCCGGTATTGGTAAAAAACTGGGCCGCTACACCGCCCACTGGGGATAAGAATACGGCCATTTAGGTCACTCCAAAAGAATTTGTCCATCGTCCTCTTGGACGAGGTTGTCGCCAGATTCGGTGAGAAGGTTGCCAACCGATGCACCGCTGTCGCGTGTGCCTGAAAACAGCGTGACAATACCCGCTAGGCCAATGGCCACCGAATTGCGAAGGGCGACACCAAAGCTCATTGCTTATTGATCGGTTTGCAGTACGCAGTGCCGTCTGTGCTACCAATTCGTATCACACTGACACGCCAAGGGGAGCCGTTTGAACTGAGTGTCAGAACAAACGGGATAGGTGTAAATGCAGGGATTGGTGTGCTGGCGCTAGTGGCAACAGCCCCCACACCCACTTCAACATAGCAGGGCACATCAGCCCAGACTAGCACACCTTGTGGGCCAGCGTTCCATGCGGTTGTGTTGCCTGCACTTGCGCCAGCAGTTGCGGTGTAAGCGGGGAAATCCGCTTTGCTCATTGGGTTGAGAAGTTCCATGATGATCCTTACGCCAAGAATTTCAATTTGTACAAAGTCCGGAGATATATCTCAACGATATTATCTATCAATTGTTGCATTGTTGAATCAGATTTATCACACACATCGTAACGAGCCGCTTCAATTTCAGCAAGTGAGTCCTGCAAGAATTCAGTGATGTTAGCCGTCTTCTTGGCCGAATTCAAGGTAATTGGGCCAATTAGACCATATCGGCCTTGGTAGGTTTCAGCAAAATCATCAGCCGCACCAATAATGCGGTTGTAGAAGATGTTGAGCGCTTCGTGCTTGCTAAAACTGCGTGTGTTCAGGTGTACGGAATGTGCAACATCCCGCGCCAAGAACAGCAAGCCTAAAAATTCATTTGCTTTCATTGTGGCATTCCTTGTGGAGGCATCTGTTGTTCTGGGGGCATCTCAGGAGGCATCATCTCCATGGGCATGGGTTCCTCGCGCATCTCAGGCATCTGGTTCATCATGCTTTGCGACTCCATGGCCGCAGCGACAACACCCATGGCAATGTCTTGGATTTGTTCTTCAGTCATACCGGCCTGCACAGCGGCAATGCGCTTGGTTTCGGCATCGTATGCTTTGATCTGAGCCTCAAAGTCCTTGCGCTCCAAGTCTTGCATTTCGATTGACTTGCCGACATTCTGGATCATCTGGTACATCTGCTCCATCTCAGCGCCCATCGCCTGAATCTGTTGCTGGGCTGCCTGCAATGCTGGATCGTCCTCACCATCTGACAAGAACTTGGGATCAATGGTCTTGGCAAAGCGCTTAGACATTTCCTGTGCGCCAGGCCAGTCCATGTTCTTGACAAACAAGTCGCCAGCCACAGACCACAGTTGGGGATTACCCTGTAACAGTTGAGCCATGGCTTCCAAGGCTTCTTGGCGCTTGGTTGCATAGCCTGGGCCAGTTGTGGCCACCACATCGTACTTGCCGACGCCGGGGTTGTAGATCTTCTCGATCACAATGCCCTGCTCATTGACAATCTTGTTGACGGGTTGGGGCTGGTCAGGGTTAATCTTGACCATCTTAGTCTCGCCGTCTTCACCAATGATGCGAGCAATGCGCTGTGTGTCGTAAATCTTGGGGATCAAGTCCACCAACTGACGGGCCACATGGCGCACGGCACGGGTTAGGTTATCCCCGTAATGGAAAGTACCTACATCACCCTCACGCTGACGAGCCAGAATGGCTTTTCCAGAGCGTTCGTTGGAACCCATGCCGAGTGATGCGTTGTATTGGCCCGTTGTGGACTTGATGTCCTCAGATGCGCCTGCTTTGGCCTGCAATAGGCCGCTAGAGGCCATTGGTGGTTGTGCCCGCTGGGGTAGTGGCAAAACCGCACCTTGGCCGTCTGTAACGTCTGGATTGACCTCCAGATATGGCCAGTTGTTTGTGTTGGCGGTCTTCCACTTGTCCTCATAGCCCTCGAACTGGCCACCGTAGCCAATGAACGGAGCCTTGGGCGCCAGAGCCAGCATCTCAGCTTCTTGAGACACCCAATAGTTGTACATGCGCTGGGCATCTTTAGCGTTTCTGACAAGGCCAGAAATGTAAATACGGCCATCAACCTCAAACTCGTTGCCGATCACACGGATCACAGGAATCCATTTGCCAGCCCACTCTTTTTGTTCAAGGATTTCGTAGCCGTTGATCTTGCAGTACATCACCCGTGGGCGCTCAGAGATGCGGCTTTTGATTGGCTTGCCAAACATGTCCTTGAGCATCTTGTCCTCTGGCGTGCCTTCAAAGGCAGACTGGTTGCCAGGGTACAAGTTCAGCTTGGTTTTGTCGTAGTCAATGTAGTAATAACTAGCGATACGCACTGTGTCTTCATTGAGCCAGTTGCTGATCGACTGGTCACCCACACCAAGGGACTGCAAGGTTGAGATAGGCGCAGCATCTGGGTACTGGCGCTCATATTCTGCTTTTGTCAAGTCTTCGGTAATGAAGCAATACTTGGCATCTGCGCCCGTTGGGTCTTGGATCAAAGGATCCATGTAGACCGAGAAGGAGTTGCGAATACGGCCAATCTTGATGTCCTGATCGAATGTGTTTTCGTCACAGTACTCGGTCATCAGGGTGATGTAGCCCTCGCCATAGGACACCTGATTTTCGCAGGCCGTGTCGTATGCCACGTCAGCGTCAGAGATGTACTCAATGTGGCGAATCATGCCGTTAAAAATCTCGGCCACTTCCACATCAGCGTTGTCATCAACTGGGATGACCTTTGCGCCTGGGCGGTTCTGACGCATGTCATTCGTCACTTGACGAACGTGCTGCGGCAATTTGTTGATTGTCAGTGTTGGGCGTGCATTGATTGTCTGACCCTGCACCGCGCCGCGAGTGGCCAAGACATCAGCAGGCCACTGCCAATGATTGTCGGGTGATCCAGCATAAAAGCGCAGGTCGTCAATTTCGTCTTCGCGGCTCTCGGCCAGTGCAGAGACTGCCATGTCCAACCGAGCGCGGGCGGTTGTCAGAATGTCTGAGTCAGACTTGGGTGGTTTGCCGCCAGCGGCTACATTAGCCGCCGCGACCATTCCGGTTGGATCAGCCATTATTTTTTCTTCTTTTCTGCTTCACGTTTGACTGAATACGCGATGGCCACGGCCTGCTTGACGGGCTTGCCAGCTTTAACTTCAGCTTTGACGTTCTTGCGAAAGGCTTCGGGTGATTTTGATTTAACCAGTGGCATGATTATTTCTTCTTCGCTGTTTTGGCAGATTCTTTAAACGCTTTGGCAGTTGGCGCGCCCTTGTCGCCTGGCTGACGCATCTTTTCTTTGCTGCCAGCGGCTATGCGCTCACGTTTTGCATGGATATTGGCATATAAGCCGGGTTTGGTAGCCATATCAACACTTCCATCGTTTAAGAGCTGCTTTAGCGCGTTCGCCATCTTTGGCGTTGGCCGCTACTGCGCCCATTCTTGCACAAAATGAATCCTTGCGCCCCTGATCTGCCTTCGTCTTGGGGTTAGGCGCTGGCGCCTTCAAGTTAGAACCCGTTGCGGCATTGTACTTAGCGCGGCCCTTCTCGGTCAAGCCAGCACCTTTGCTGACCGGCAACTTTTCGCCTCGGCCAACGCTTAAGGACACACTCTTTTTAGCCATTACGATCCCATCCAAGAAGTTGCAACCACGCCTCTGCCATTGTACGTGCGGCGCTGCGTGGATTCACGCGCCTCACGGTGGGCTACTGGGAAGGCAAAAGTGACGCATATAGCGTCAGCCGCATCAGGCGAGGCCAATCCGCGTGCCTTCATGTCCTTTTTCGACTCCAAAAAGATAGTCCCTTTGGAGTCGGGCTTCATCATAGGCGAAATTAAATCAGTTTTAAGAAACCTGTCAAGCGGGATTGAAGCAGTTTTCAGCCAATCCTTCATTTTGCCCCACATTTCGGCCCTTTTGTTGCCATACATGACCGGATTTGCCGATTTATTGCCAAAGTTGACACCTTTGATTTTGTACCTTTGCTCTTTCAAACGATCCACAATACCCGCCCCCAAGCCGCCTTCGTCAATCACGACCAGCGCGGGCTTGTATTCTTCAATTGCCTCAATCACATGACCCACAACGGTCATGGTGTCGTCGCCCCTGTGGCGCTGAATGGCAATAATGTCGCGCCCTTGGCGCACGGCAATAACTGTTGCATCCGCGCCAAAGCGGGCTGGGTCTACGCCGATCACAATTGGGGCTGACTGATCCTGATATTTAGGCCGCTTCATCGCCTCGTCCACAAGACTGGCCGAGATGAACTGATCGTCACCCTCGGACGGGAACTGACCGTACACCTCGACGTGCGCTTGGCTAGAATCAGCACCGTATTCGTCAATGATCTGCTGGTAGACCTGTTTGTCCGTGCCTTCGACCGTGCGCGCGTCCACCACCTTGGTCGTCCAGAACTCCCGCTTGCTATTAAACGCTTCGTAGAAGTACCCAGTGTTGCGCCGTGGGTTGCTAAACGCCATCCAGAATCTGTTAGGCGTGTTCTCTGTAAAGAATCCACTGGTCACCGCCCAGATGCTGTCGTCAATACCTGACGCCTCGTCGAACACGACCAGCACACCGTCAAAGTTGTGAACACCCGCGTAAGCGTCGGGATTCTCCGCTGACCACAGCCGTCCCTCAACGCCCCAGTAGCGCGTGCCCTTTTTAAGATCACGCTCGACCAATTCCGTGAGCCACTTGGCTGGCATCAGTCTGGTGGCCGACACCTCAAACCAGTGGCTGTTAAGCGCCATCGCCAGCCACTTGGTAATCTCGGCCCATGTGACTGACCTTAGCTGAGACTCACTGTTGGCTGAGATGATGGTCGTGGAGCCGATGCGGGTTGTGAGCATCCAGATCGTGATCCATGAGACTAGGGCCGACTTACCAATACCGCGTCCACTACTTACGGCGTGCCGTAGTGTATTGAAGTCTAGCTTGCCTTTGTTCTGGGTGATGTGGTCAGCAATATGCGTCAGCACTTCACGCTGCCATTTGCGTGGGCCTTTGAAGTGTTCTAGCGGTGTGCCAGGCTGGCCCCAAGGAAACGCAAACATTACAAACGCCAACGGGTTGTCCTTGATCGCTGGCGCCCACAATCGCGCCATGAGTTCCTGTTCGTCTTCAGCGCTGTATATGGTCGATTGCATGGATTGTTGGCTCGATTATTGTTGCGTCTTCGACTGTGAGCGCTCGCTTGGTTGCCTCGGCCAGCGCGCCAGTGATGGAGATGCGCTGGTCGACCTCGACCGAGATAGCTTGCTTGGCCACCCAGCCGTGTTGATGTCTGAGGATTTCTAACGCCGACTTAGCGTCGCCCTGCAAGGCGGCAGACCGGAGGACGTTGGCCATCTCTATCTCAGCGTCTGCCTTGCCCTTTTGCGCGGCAAGTTCCACCACGGGGTCAAGTTGCGTGAGTTGTCTGTATTCAATAGGCAGCATGCCTGCGGCTAACGCCAGTGCGTCGCCTTTGAGGCCCAGCTTGGCCGCGTCATATATCGCCTTCAAGCGCGACTCGGTTGCTTCGACCTTGCGCGGTGTAAATGGAATCGAATGGAACATGTGTTCTCCATGCAGTTTGCACGTGGTGCGAGTTTACAACAAAAAATAAAAAATTGTTCGTGAACGCTACGTTTTTGCTGGCCCTTTGCGCTCGGCCCTACCCCCTCCCCCTTCGGATCTTTTGCAGCATGCCACGCGCCCGTGTGGGTCATGTGGACAATGTGGACCATCAGTTTTAAGTCACATGGCCACGCAAGCCACAAGCCTGCGCGCTACCTGGTGTGGACAATGTGGACAATCATTTTGCAATAGTCCACATGACCCACATTTTTCTTTCGCGCCAGTTCTTTCTTTTTGCGTGGGAATTCCCTGCGCGTGGATTTGTGGACAATGTGGACCATTTGGACCATCGTTTTAAATCGGCGCCGGATGAGGCGTCAACCTAGCGTTACACACACCCATACATATATCTCTACTTCAAACTTTTATCTTTTTTTTATTATCCACATTGTCCACAACACTTCGCAGACCGCGCCGTTGCTTGGTTTGCGTGTGGACAATCGTCAACCCTCACTAAGTCCACATTCTTATCCACGCATGGTCCACAAACCTAGGGAAAGTCCTATGTAAAATATTTGTTGACAAGATGTGCAGCATGCAAAGAATTCGTTTACAATGTGTTACCGCGACAAAAACACGCGGTAAAACCTAAAGTAAACGAAAGGCAAACATGTACACATTAGATGAATTGAAGGCCAAAGACTTTGGCGAGTGGGACTTCTACGCATTCGACGACGCTGAAACAGTCGGCGAATTCTGCGCCGACGGCGACGGTTTCGTTTCCGTGCAAGTGCAGAAAGACGGATCAATTCGCCTGCTTGATCAAGGCGAATACATGCGCGACTTGTCGTCTGACATTGATGAGGCAATCAAACAAGCCACCGAACACTTGCGCGAACAATGGCCCAACATCTATTCAATGTGGTTCGAAGGATCTGAGCAATGAAAACCGCCTCATGGGTCATTGTCGACAAGCAAACAGGCGCGGCCTTGTTTGAAACATTCCAAGCCTCAATCATTCCAAAGATCAACACCGCGCGCTATGAGGCGGTGCCTATCCTCACTTACTTGCAAGGACTAAACAAATGAAACACACCATTCTTGACATTCTCGCCGCCGTGGCCATTGGCCTTCTCTTAACTGTAGGCGCATTGGCCTACTTCGACATTCTTTGGAGTTAATCATGAACTTTGTACTAATTCAAAACGTAAACGACGAACCCGTCTATGCCATCGAGTTAGACGGCGCGACTATCTTTAACCCTAATTTCAGCGAATGCGGGCGCTTTGCAGTCAACCCTAAAGAACATTACGGACTGGACCAAAAAACTGTAGACGCATTGGCCATGCTCAATGCTCATTTCGGCTATTCAACGGAGTGCTAAACCATGACACATTCCATTTGCTTTGCTTATCCATGCTCCGACTTAGCCGACCGCGTCGGTCGGTCTGCCTTTGTCGTTGAACATGGCCAGTCGGCCATGGCCTTCGACTCATACGAATCTGCTTGCGACTATGCCAGCGACCTTGGCACGGCGCCCGACCACATGTCAATCGACAACCCCAAAAATGCGGCCATGCTTCACACGGCCATTCTTGCAAGCCTGCGCCACATCAGACTGGCGTCAATTTAAGGAGACACACAAATGTTCTATGTAACTATGACCGACAAATTTATGAGCGGTTGGGGCTACGCCAAAGGCCGTACCAACAAACTGATCATTGAGTGCGACACCATCGACGAGGCCGCGCAGATTGAGCGCGCCGCCCGCCAACGCGCCGAAATGAAGTATGTCAACATCTGCACACGCCGCCCGCGCTACGGCGCGCATGTCTTGGAGTCTTGGAAGACTTACGCCGACATGACTGGATGGAGGGCTTGAACATGGACCGCTACGAAGAAATGCGCCGCAATAACGGCGAGGCGCCTAAAGAGATTGACCGCGACAGGTTTTGGTATTTGCTAGAAGTGCTGCCGCCTGCCAAGTGGACACGCCGAGGCAGTAGTGAATCGTTTATGGTCATTGAATGCGAGACCGCCAACCTTTACACATGGTGCGCGCGCATAGGCGAGCGCTATTACGAAATGATTGCACCCAACGACTGCAATCACTTTGACATTCTTAACCTTATTGCCATGCACTTGCCAGAGGAGGCTACACCATGACAGTCGCAGAACTAATCCAACAACTTCAACAATGTGACCCAACCCTCCAGGTTTACACATTCAATGACCACGACATCCACGCCATTGCTTATGTCGACGGCAGTATGGACGAATGGGTACATATTAACTTAGGAGCAGAACAATGACCGACGTCAAACATTACGACCGCACAACGGTCACCTTTCACCGTGGCAATGCGTTCACGCCGGAAGGCGTGGATGCTGCACCCTTTGCCACATTCACCATGAACGACTTGGTGGACCGCGACTTAATCGACGCCATCTGCGCCTTGGTGCGCGAACACACAAATAAGGCACACGCCGACTTTTGCAACATTAAATTAACAACTGAAGATTGGGATGTATAACATGATTGACTTAACAAAATTGACGCCAGACGAAGCAGAGGCCATTGCACACGCTGAGGGCTTTACGGGTATTGCTGCCATGTTCGCACAGATTGCGGATCTGCAACACGCCGTCTATGCCCTCTTAGACGCCATCGAAGACGGCGACACAGAGAAGTTGGCCAAGGTTACATCAGACGCTAGGGAGTTACTGCCATGAACAAGACCATAGCAGAGGCGCTCGCGCCTTTTAGACCCCTGACCTATACCGAACACTATTACATCGACCTTGGTTATAGGCATGAGCAGGGAAAGGCCGAAGAATACGAATACAAGGCGGCCATGGCCGAAGGGCCAGAGGCGCGCCGCCTTATGAATCGGGGCGCGTTGGAGGCCATGACAAGGAGTTATTGATGGTTCTATTGATCGCGGTTATAATGGCCGCGCTACTGGCCATTCTCCTTGATCTGTAGCGTTGCCACACCTCATAAGCCCCTAGCAATAGGGGCTTTTTTTATTTGACCAACCTAACAGACATTGGCGATGGCACATCTTCAACAAGGCGGCGCAGTTCAGACTTGGACACATCGACCATATCTGGCGCGCAGAAAATATGCTTTTTAGAGTCAAACTCCCGCGACTTCAATCTGCCCATGTCAACCCATCCCGCCTCTTTCAGGGCATGCAACAAGGCAGGCTGCGGAACTTTTACGCCAGACGGCGCGGCGCCCGCTAGGCGGTCACAAAGCGCATGGAAGGGAGACGCCACCACACCCTTAGAAAACTCACCCATGCGGGTACGCATTAACTCGACAAGATAACTTTCGGCCATGCTCATACCATGCTCAACCAAGTTCATCTTGAATTCGGTCAACATGGGGGCTGCACCAGGATTAAATGCGGCCACATCACGCGAAGCAAGCCAACCGCTAATGGCCGCAAAGCCTCCCGCCTTGTACCACTTCCACATCTTTTCAGCGGCCTGCGCGGTCATGCGCGGCGCGTGCGACCACACGCAAAACCAACGGCGGTCTTGCGAGTCCAGACTAATTGGCACAGGGTCATTAGAAAACGCCAACACAAACACGCGATTGGCCATCTGGTAGGGGTGTAGGCCCTTGCGGTTAACTGTCAGCATCTCAGGAGGCGCGGCGATGATGGGCTTGAGTTTGTTGGCCAAGGCCCTGCGCTCCTTGGCGTCTGGTTCTTTCAACTCGTTCAAGATCAGGATCTCAGACTCAAGGGCATATCCGAACTGCGACGACATGGTGTCGTTGTCCAGCAGGCCACGATTCTTAAGGTGTGGGCCACAGACGGCCCAGATGAACGGCGCCCACATGGTATCTTTGCCAGACCCTTGATCGCCGCCATGCAACACGGCATGGTTGATCTTGGTCTCAGGGTGCTGCACCTTAAACGCCATCACGTCAAAGATGTGTTCTAACTCGTCAGCGTTAGGCACTAGCGCCCTGCAATGCTCAAGCCAAGGGGTCACATCACCAGACCCGACCGCAGGGCGCGCATCGCGCCAACGATTGCCATACAGATCACCATCACGGGCCACAATGACCGACTCGCCTGCTGCGTATGTAATGCCGACAAGCGCCTTTGCGCCCATGGTCTGGCGGTTCTCGTCAAAACTAACAGACGCCTCGACTTTAGGGTTTTTACCATGTATGGACTTGCAGGGGATGTGACGGAACAAGGCGTTAAAGGTCTGGCGGGAGATCTCACGGCGGTCCTGCATATCAAAGTAGGACTCGTCGTCTTGGATGTACGCAAAGCGCTCATACCATTGCGACTTCTCGACACGGCCCAGCTCCTTGCGCTCGACCTCGGCGATCACGGCTGCGGCGTCATCTGTGAACATATCGGAGGGCGTCAACTTGGACAACGCCTGATCCATGGCCATGGTCAGCAGTTCTTCACGAAGTCCAGGCGCATGCTTGGGGCCGCCATTGTCTGACACCCACTTAAGGAACGCGCTAGAGTCGACTTCAAGGCAATGACTATGCAGACAGCAATACGCACGATTGGCGGGCATGTAACGGCCTTCTGGGTTGCCGTCGGTATGCTCGGCTGAGTTAGGGCAGATCACGCCTGCCCAGCCCTCAGCGTTGGGTTTAGACAACAGCAGACCCTGACCCGACAACCACGCCATCACATCGTCTGCGCCGTCGTCTGTTAATCGAATGGGCTTAACACCTACTGAGTCAGCAGGCGCGGGAACAACGTCAAGCGCTGCACAGATCTGCTCAAGCGTAAATTCGCGCTCTGGGTGAAACTCGACCAACTTAGATGCAAAGTTGTTGCGGTCTGGTTTCAAGTTGATCGAACCAGGCAGGCGGAAGTTACGCACGGCATTGATCGCGCCAGAGTCGGTGTAGCCTGCATCGGCAATGGCTTTGATGGCCGCGCTGAAATCCATCTTTGTAGGTTGTTCTGAGAAGGCGTAGCCCCATTGGAACGAACCCTCTGAGGTTTCCATCTTCCAAGTCGGCTCAAGAGGCGGGGTCTTGGCCTTTGTGCCCACATCGTCAAGCACCATCACAAGCACATACTCGCAGTAAGCCGCGCCTGCTGACACATGACCATCCTTGAAACGGTCAACGATAAACGACGCGGTGTTGCCGTAGATTGCCCAGTCTTTTTTAATCTTGGCGTCAGGCAACATGGCGGGCCATGTGCATTTGATCGCGCCGTCTGCATGAAACTGCAACTCACCATCCTTGAGCATAGGTTTCTGACGCACGATCAGCGCAGTCTCACCCTCTGGGGCCAAGGACACTAAAAATTCAAGAAAGTTCATTTGCCATACCTTTTCATAGTTTCAACTTCAGCGGCCAAGGGCAGGCCATCTGCCCACTCTGGCGCTGTACACATCACACGTTTTAAATTTTCTGCCGCTTCTGGGTCGGCTGTTTCGACAACGATTTCATCATGCACATGGAGCACGACGTCATCGAGTTGTCTAAGGGAATGTCGGAGTAAGTCATTGGCGACCGCCTGCGTCACATTTTCACATGCCAAGCCTTTCCAAAGGCGGGCGCGTGGCCATTCTTTTGCATCTTGCGCGGGCTTCCATGCCGCCTTGGCATAACTGACGCCCTCTGATTCCAGTTTGGCATAGGGGTAGCACAAGATCCGGCCAGAGGGTAGGGCATACCATAGGTGTTGACCGTCAAACAAGTATGTGATACGGCCAGCCTTAAATTCACGCCCCTTGTTTCTCATTGCGCGGGTATAAGCCTCCTCCAGAGCCGACCAATAAGGGACAGACCAAGGATTAGCCCGCCTCCAGCCATCAACCATCCGTTTGGCGACAGGTTCAGGTAAGCTGATCCCATAAGCCCGACCCATAGCAGCGAAAGCCCCAACACCACCGGCGAATCCACAAGCCAATTCTTGTACTTTTCCAATCTGTCGTTGATCTTTGGTGACGTCTGCCACGCGAACATTGAAGGTTGCGGCGGCGTTGACTTTATAGACATCTTCCCCAGTTCGGAATAGTTCCAGTTTATCGGCGCCTCGCCCTGAAAGCCACGGGTTGACTCGCGCTTCGATGGCCGCCCAGTCTGCCACGACAAAGTGCTTGCCTGTTGCAGGGACGAGCGCTGGTCTAAGCATTCCCTTAAGTACATCGGTAACGCGCTTTCCATACCGAGGCACGATTGCGTGTCCTCTGACCATGGCTTGCCTGACGTCTTCTGGTTCGTCAGCGCACTTGCGTGTGAAGTTGTGGACTTGGGCGCCGTAGGATGATGCTCGGCCTGTTGCTGAACCGCCAGCAAATACGAACGCTCCGCGTACCCTCTGATCCTCCTCATCCGCCAGACAGCTAAGTCGGTTGAACTTTGCCACCGAAGACGCCCAGAGGTCGTCGGCGCATTGGATAACTTCTTGGACATCGGCAGGGACTTCATCGGGGTTCTCCATGAGTAAAAGATTGGCTCGTACAGTTTTGTCAATGGAGTACTTGCCATCCTTCTCCATCAACTTCTTGGCTTCATCGCCCACGCGCTCAAGCACCCACTCACGCATGCGTGGCGACCTGACGCTAGTGATCGCGCCGCCCGTGACTTCCTTGACAATCTGCTCGATCTCAATCAGTTCATCGGAGGCAAACTTAACGGCTGCTTGGCATAGCGGCACATCGACCAACACGCCGCGATCATTGATGCGCTCGTTGACGTGGTAGTCTGTAAGTTCTTCGGCAGACAAGTCGCGCATGGCCTTGCTGATCGCACGCATGGCGCGCACGTCTTGCTCACAGTACTGGATCATCTCGGCCATGAGTTCAGGCGAGTCTTTGAACGGCGGCACGCACATCAAGCGAATTAATTGCGCGCCCCTGTGATCTTTTTTCATAGACGCGCCAGCAAAGCGGCCAACGTCCTCAAGTGAGCCAGGCGCGCAGTTGGCGCGGGCTTGTGTGGCCGTGCAGTAGAACTGCTCCAACTTAAAATTGATCTGCAACACATACCAAAAGATCAAGCGCTCAAACGCAGCGTTATGCGCCCTGATCTGGCCGGTGTAGTTGCGAACGCGCTCAGGGAAGGGCTGGGACGGCACCCATGTCACCACTTCCTCATCGTCGAAAGCGTAGGACATACACAGCACGTCGGTGCTTGCATCTTGCGCGTAGTTGTATACGCCTTTAGAGCGTAGGTCGCATGTACTGCGTGTCTCGAAGTCAACCCACAATGTCATAGTGAGCAGACCCTGCAAGTAGGTGCATTGCCATCACCGCGAATCTTGCGGCCTTTCTCAAACTCAACGGCCAAGTCTTTGAGCGCAGCAGGCCACGCATCACGCTGTGGTGATCTGAACGTGTGGCCGAGCTTCTCCTCGATGGCCACACCCCTTGCATATTCTTCAGGGTAATCACGCCAGAGGTCACGCCACTCGCCCAGACGCTGATAAGGGCACACGGCGCAGTCGGTGCGACGCGGTATTGACACGCCGCGCTCACCTAAGTATTTCCAGACGTCTGCTTCTTTCCAGCCCCACTCACGCATGGGAAAGCGAATCTTCATGTCTTCGCCGTAGATGCCGCGCCTGGCTTCTTCGTCAGCGCGCAGGCCAACGTACAAAACAGAACCTTCGGGCAGCGATTCAAAATATTTGATAGTCGGCTCGATCTTGAGGATACGAGTACACCAGCGCGCCCTGAAGTTGGGCAACATCTGCATCTCGTCAATCAGGCCGTACAGATCGGTCGTGTGACCGACGCGTTTGATAGGCAGGCCGAGCATGCGCTCCAGCTTTGCCCAATGCTCAACCATCTCAGGCAACTCGTTGCCCGTGGCGTTGCAGATTAGTTCATACTCACGCGGCTCGACTTCCATAAGCCGAAGCGCAAGCGCTGTGGAATCTTTTCCCCCACTCAGACCAATAACGTGCTTCATAAGCGTCTCCTTTCCAAAGCCCCCTGTCACGGGGCTTCAGAAAGTTAAGCGCTACGGCGGCGGCGTGAAGGTGCTGCTTCTGGCTCTGGTTTAACTTCAGGCGACTCGCCATCCATACTGACCCACTCGACAATCTCAAAGACTGGCGTGTAAATCTTGCCGTAGGATTTGTGAGCGTAGTGGTCTTTCTTCAGACGCACGACAGGCACTGGCTTGGTTTGGTCTTTCTCGACTTGCTCTGCCAGAGCAACAGCCAAGGTTTGAACTGCGCGCTTGCCGCCCACTGACGTGGTGGTGAAGCGTGCTTCCATGCCCTTGTCTTCGCCGCTGATGCACTTCAAAGACATGCCAACTTGGCTCTCCCAGCCCTTTTTGGCTTGAGGGGGCGCCTCATCTAAAGCAGGCAAGGGATTGCTAACGCTGGTCATTTTCTCGCCCAACACTTCGCCATCGCCCCAAGCAATAAAGCCGTGGACAAAGGAGAAAGGATTGACAGCCCAAACAGCGTCGTCTTCGACTTCAGTTTGATCTGCACCAAAGACCCAGTGACCAGTTTTGTCCATCTTGAGGATGACAACACCGGCTGGGCCGACTTCGGCTTGGATCGAACGCAAAGCGCTAGACAAGGTTGAAACGGCGGGGAGGTTTGCTTGAGAGAAGGTTACTAAACTAGACATGATTTTCCTTTACTGGATTTTAGAAAGGGCAGCAGATAACTGTTTGCCCAAGAGCATCACTTCGGGTCGTGGGTCATCCACGCTTGCCAAAGTGTTACCTGACGAGATGGCGACCACGAGGTCTTCTGGTAGGCCGAGCTTGCGTTTCTTCAACGCCTTCTCGGCCTTCGCAGGGGAGACGACAGAAGTCTCCATCACTTCAGATTCTGTGAGGCCGTATGCGAACAAAGCGACTTTGGCTTTCTCCTCATCCGACCATGACCTGATGGCACGCTTGGCCACCAGTTTGTATTCAGGCAACTTGGCGCCAGACTCAAGCATTTGCAATGCAAGGGCGCGTAAGTCTTTGATCCAATCCTCAAGCATGTCAGCGTTCTTGAGATAAGCGCTGATCTTGGGCGCGTCTAAATTATCAAGTTGCACCTTCAATGCGCGGTCTACTGCGCCGGTCATCTTAGGACAGATAGGCTTGGCCGCGCACCAACGGCAATGGTCACCGACGGCCAATGGCGCGTCTGGCTTCATAGCTGTTTTGACTGCGGCGTACAACTGCACTTCAAACTCCCAAATGCGCTTTGGTGTTGTCACCCAGCGGCGTACTTCAGGGGGCTGGACAATGACCATTTCGATCTCAGTCACGCCCTCAAACGCCCACTGCGCTTCGGGTGTACGCATAGCGGCGGCGGCGTAGAACATCAACTGTGGGTTTTCTTCCACCTCGACCATGACACCATCACCGAATTTCCAATCAAGAACGACGGCGCGATTACCAAGGCGGCCAATAAGATCAGTAGAACCAAACACGCCAGGAAGCAGATCACCAAAACCAACTCTAGTCTCTGCCTCAATTTCCATCTTATGCTCGGGGTCGATGATGTCAAGGGCGCGCAAGGCTGGCAGAATCTTTTCTTCCACCAATTCAAGCGTAAGAATTTGATCTTCATAGCGTGTGCCAATGTAATATTCTGGCGGCTCCTCGCTCATGATGAGTTCAGCCATGACGTTGTGTAGGAGTGTGCCTTCGTCAGCGTATTTGCTTGAAGGCTTAGGGGGCATCTTTTGCACCAGCGCCACACTGCCTGGGCAGTTGATGACGCGCTTGGCTGTTGAGCCGCCTACGATGTTTGAGTGTTGCACTTTACTGTCCTTTAGTTAATGAGCTTTTAATGTAGCACAAAAATAATTGTTGTGCAAATCTTTTTTACATGTATACTTTGCGGCATGCGTGAAAAAGAAATTGAAATTTATTTTGACTGGGCGGTGCAGAGCATTGGCGGCAGGACTTGGAAGTTTACTTCGCCTGGACGCAAAGGTGTAGCAGATCGCATTGCGTGTTTACCCGATGGGCAGACATGGTTTGTGGAAGTCAAAACCAAGGGCGGCAGACTGTCTGCGCTCCAGAAATTATTTGAAACCGACATGATGCTGTTGCGTCAAAACTACGCATGTCTTTGGACTAAGGAACAAGTTGATGAGTGGATTAAAAGTACTTAATTTGTACGCCGGTATCGGTGGTAACCGCCGTCTATGGGGGGGGTGTGAAGTGACGGCTGTTGAATACTCACCAGAGATCGCGCAAGTCTATGGACAGCTTTACCCGCAAGACACTGTGGTCGTCGGCGACGCGGTCGCGTACTTGGAAAAGCGCTACGCTGAGTTTGACTTTATCTGGGCCAGCCCGCCCTGCCCAAGCCACGGCCAGTATCGGCATAACGTTGGCGTCATTGGCAAAGGCTTTGCGCCCATCATGCCCGACATGTCGCTGTACGCGCAGATTGTATTTTTACAACACTATTTCAAAGGCAAATACGTCGTTGAAAACGTCAAGCCTTACTACGAGCCGCTTGTCAAACCCACGTTTGAAATGCAGCGCCATTTGTTTTGGTCAAACTTTGACGTCCCTGCGCGCAAGTTTGACAAGTCTGACATTCGGCACAAAAACAAGATTTCAGATTTTGAAGGCCATGAGATTGTCGCGGCTAGTAAGATTTCTAACAAGCGCCAGGCGCTACGCAATTGCGTTGACTCTGACTTAGGTCTGCATGTGTTTGAAAGCGCGTATGCGACTTAGACCCTATCAAGAGACAGCCGCTGACTTTCTCTACGAGCATGACCGCGCCATGATCTTGGCGCCCGTCGGTGCTGGTAAGACAGCCATCACGCTGACCGCTATGTGGGAGATGATCCGCGACGGCCACGTCAAGCGCTGGCTGGTGCTGGCACCCAAGCGCGTCTGCACGGACGTGTGGCCAGTCGAGCGCCCCAAGTGGGCAGACCGCATCAGCATGGCTCTGTGCGTTGGCACACCTAAGCAGCGCCTAGACGCCCTCAAGACCAACGCCCAAGTGGTTGTAACCAACTACGACAACTTGCAGTGGCTGGCCGAGCAGAAGCTGAACTTTGACGGGGTTGTGTTTGATGAACTCACGCGCCTTAAGAACCCATCCGGCACACGCTTCAAAGCGTTTCTCAAAGTGGTTGACCCCATGACGACACGCTGGGGCTTGACTGGCTCGTTCACCAGTAACGGTTTGGAAGATGTCTTTGGCCAGTGCAAGATCGTTGACCAGTCTTTGCTTGGCCGTTCAAAGGGCGCGTTCATGCAGCAGTACTTTGTGCTGGTCAACAAAGACTTTGGCGAATGGTCGCCGCGTGTAGGCTCGCTTGAGAAGGTTATGAACGTGATCAAGCCTGCCACATTTGTCCTGGAGGCAGGAGAGTATAAGGACAAGTTGCCGCCTTTGCATACTGTCGAAGTCAAGTGCGACATGGATCTGACGCCTTACAACAAGATGAAAAAGGACTTCGTGCTGGACGGCATCACGGCAGTCAACGCGGCTGTGGTCACGGGCAAGTTGCAACAATTAGCGTCAGGCTTTGTGTACGACACGATCACCACGCCATCGCATGTGCCTGGCAAGTTTACATCTACCCAGCGCCCGATCTGGTACGGCCTGCACAAGTTTGAACGCCTTGAAGAATTACTAGACGAGAACCAGCATGCCAACACCATCATTGTGTACAACTACCAAGAAGAACTTGCCGAACTCACAAGGCGCTTCGGACGTTTGCAAACCCTTGACAGCCCAGACGCCATCGAGCGATGGAATAAAGGCGGAATACAACTGCTCGCTGTACATCCAAAGTCAGCAGGCCACGGCCTCAACCTCCAACACGGCGGCTGTCACATGGTGTTTCTGTCACTGCCGTGGAGTCTGGAACTATACGAGCAGACCATTGGCCGTCTGCACCGCAGCGGGCAAAAACACCCTGTGTGGTGCTATGTAATGCTGACCAACAAAACGGTTGACGAGAAAATCTGGGCAGCGCTTCACGACAAACGCGCCATATCTGACATTGCTATGGAGGAACTTAAATGAACTGGCCATTCCCACCATTCCCAAACCCCAAAGACAAGGGCGCTAAACAGCCCAAGTTTAACCCTGACAACTACGAGGACGCACCGCGATGACTGATTGGACACAAGAGGAAGACGAAGCCTTCAACGACGTCGAGAAGTACAGCAACCTTGGCAAGCAAATCTTGCGTGAGATTGGCCAGCCATATCACTTTCAAAAGCGTGAGTGGGTCGGCCTGACGGATTTTGAAATATTCTCTTGCCGAAGGGAAGACTATTTTGAAACTTACAAAGCCATTGAAGCCAAACTGAAAGAGAAAAATGAAAAGACTTGACTTATGGAAGGCCAAGCTCAAGACGGCCAAGGCTGAATTGCGTATCAGAGAGCGCAACCTTAACGCCAGCACCCGCGCCTACGCTAACTGCAAAAAAGAAATCTACGAACTGGAGAGAAAAATTGAACGACACCTGGCGCAGCCTGAATAACAAATTAAGCAGTCTGACAGAGGAAGAAGTCCTCAGACTGCTGACCGAAGAACGTGAAGGCGCCAAGCGCGTCTCCATGCTTCAGCGCCTTCACCAGCGCTACAACACCCTGCGCGTTGCGCGGGAGAGACTAGAACTACTCAAAGGAG